CAACGAACCATGAGTGCGCAACAGGTGTCGCCTTGGTACAACCAGCCAGAAGAACTTGTCCTCGACAACATCACCTATGGAGACTGGAGCATGTACATGCCCATTCCCGTGACATTGATGTATCAGGTGACAACTTTTGCGAGGCAGCCTCGACATGATCGCCAGATCATTGCTCAGTTACTGGATCAACGACTTCCACTTCGGTACGGATCTCTTGTTGTTCGAGAGAAATTTACCGGGGTGGTGGATGGAGTCGATCAATGGGACTCCACGGTTCGAAGGCTTGACATGGTGGGAATTTCCAAAAATGACCGCACCGAGTCAGGAAAGCGAATGTTCATGAACGCACTCACGGTACAGGTATCCAGCGAGGTTCCCACTCCATTTATGGGGCGTCTGTACATGCGAGTGAACACGGTCAACATCATGTACCAGCCAATCGGCTTCACGTCCACCATACCTGCATAAATCGGTTCCCCTAGCCCACACATCTATCTAAGAGAAAGAGAGACGACTATGCGCCCCGGTGTATACGTGACCGAGTCGGTACTTCCAACCCCGACACCAGCATTTTCCCCGACGGCTGCTGCAGGAGCCATGATTGCTCCTCTGCCCTCGGGTCCCAATACCCCGACACTTATCACGTCGTGGTACCAATTCAGCCGCGTCTTTGGCCCACTCGACAAAAACTTTGAGGCAACCTTTTCGGTAAACATGTTCTTTCGTACCGGTGGCCGCGAACTGTACATCGTACGTGCTACCCGACCCAGCGCGGTAATAGCGTCGGGAACTGTCGTCACTTCGGCAAGTGCTGTCTATGGAGCCTTCTCCGCGAAGTCCCCGGGTGCCTACGGAAACAATATCCGCATCAAGATCACCAAAAATTCCGCTGATCTGTACGACATTCAGGTTTGCCAAGAAGCAGGTTCCTCCTCTGACTACGGTGACGACATCACTCTGGAGTCCTACTTTGATCTTGACTTTGGAACATACAAGTCAAGCGAAGTCACCAGTACCATCAATGTCCGGTCCCAATACGTCAACTTCACTTGGGGTACCACTGCAGGTCTGGTCGTACCCGTCAGCATCTCAACTTTGCCCCTGACAAGTGGCAGCGATGGGACCGTAGGTCAGGCATACGACTATGGCCCCGGGTTCGCTGGATTGCAGGAAGTGGACCGCACCTTTGTTATCTTCTCACCGGGTCAAACAGACCCCGCGGTCACAGACGCGCTTCTTGCATACGCGGAAGACAACAAGTCCTTCTACATCGCTGACACCCCACCCGACCTCAATGTGGCCGATGCACTGGAATATGCGGAGACCGTGGGATCGACATCACACTCGGCTGTGTATTACCCACACATTTGGATTGCCGATCAAACATCACGCTCGCGCAGTGCACTAAGAAAGATCTCACCATCGGGTGCAGTTGCCGGAATGATCCTCGCCACCGACGCCACGGTCGGCGTCTTCAAGGCGCCTGCCGGTGTCAATGCCGCACTCACCGGAGTGGTAGCACTGGAAAGAAACCTCACATCCGCCGATTTGGACGCGCTCAACAACGACCAAACACCTGTGAACGCTATCCGTGTTCTCGCAGGAATTGGCCCCGTAGTCATGGGTGCACGCACCCTTGACCAGTCGCGTTCAACACGGTACGTAAATATCCGCCGCTCCATGCTCTTCTTGGACAGGGAACTGCGTACCATGCTGGAGTTTGCTCTCTTCCGCAACTCCGGTCCTGCATTGTGGTCAGAGATGACCACAATTGCGTCCTCTTTCCTTGAGTCCTTCTGGGCCGCAGGTGGTCTTCGTGGAGCATCACGGGATCAGGCTTTCTACGTCAAGATTGACGCCGAAAACAACACCCTCAGTGATGCCATGGCCGGAATTGTGAACGTTGAAGTTGGTGTTGCACTCCAATACCCAACCGAGTTCATCAAGATCACCCTGACACAAACAACCGCAGTCTAAGGAGGCAGTAATGGCACTACAAGCAAACGCGCGAGGAGCGCAAACAACCGACCCGATTCGTAACTTTAGGTTTCTGGTCAAATTTGAGCCACTGATGGGCTCGGACTGGAAACAAGAGTCGGCAAACATCGGGTTCACTTCGGTGTCGGGTCTGGCATTGACCACGGAATCGATTCCTTACCGCGAAGGTGGTTACAACACCACGGTGCACCAGATCCCCGGTCAGACGACATTCTCACCTGTCACCTTCCAGCGCGGTGTCACCATTGGATCTCGTCAAAACTATGACTGGACTCGGATGCTTTTCCGGACCATTAGTGGAAGCACCGATGGTCAGTTGTACGCAAACCGGTCATCTTTCCGTGCAAACATCACAATCGATGTCCTCAATCACCCGGTTCCGTACTCGACCAAGAGTTCTTCGGGATTTGGTAGCGCACTCTCAGAGAACAATCCACTCATCAGTGGTGACGACCTTGTCGTTGCACGCTTCACTCTGTACAACGCATGGCCAACATCGGTCGCGTACTCCGACCTGAACGCAGGAGACAACGCACTCATGGTCGAGCAGATGAGCGTCGTCCATGAAGGAATGACCATGGGATGGGCTACGCAGTCAGACGTCAACATCGGAACAGGTATCTAAAAGTATCTAAAAGAAAAGTCACATAGGATCACAATAGGGAAAGAGATACGAGCAATGACAGTAATTGATGCGGGGTCAAACCCTGCACAGGCGCAAGACATGATCAACAGCGTTATGAATATGGTGAACTCTGGCACCCCAGATGTAAACGCGCAGGAGTCCGCTCCTGTAGACGTGGTGGATCCACCTGAAACTGTTGTGACCCTTCCCGGAGGATATTTAACCTTCTCCGGGGAGGTCATCACAGAAGCAGAGGTGCGAGAGTTGACCGGACGCGACGAGGAAGCACTCGCAAGGACCACCTCGCAGGAAACTCTCGTTCAAACGGTGCTCACGCGCGGAACACTCCGCGTCGGTTCCGAAAAAGCAAGTGAGGAGATCCTAAACAATCTCCTCTCCGGTGACCGTGACTACTTGCTACTGAAGATCTTTGTGGCAACCTTTGGGGAGACACTTACCGTGTCACCCTTCTGCAAGACATGCAATGATCGTCCAGAGGTGGAAATTAATCTCAACAAAGATGTCCCCGTAAAGACGCTGGCATCACCTAAGGATCGGTACTTTCGGGTGCCCATCGCTCGCGGTGAAGTCAAAGCAGAACTCCCCACCGGCCACACGCAAAGACTCCTGATGGCCGAAGTGGAACGAAGTTTTGCTGAATTGAGCACGGTCCTTTTGGCCAACACTGTTACCGAAGTTCGGGGAACCGCGGTCATTGATCCCGCACAGGTTCTTGATCTCTCCATCCGGGACCGACGCAAGATAAGTGAACAGATTCTTTCGCGTAGCCCCGGCCCGCTCATGCAGGACACGACATGCAAGTGCCCACGGTGTGACTCAACGTTGGAGGTACCGCTTTCATTAGCGAACTTGTTTCGACTATAGAAATCACAAAGGAGAAGGCTCCTACTACGGACGACTGATGTCGACGTGGGCGTCCCTCTCCAGACGGTACCCGGGATGGTCTCTCGAAGAAATTAAAAACTTAACGCCAAGGGAACGACTGAACTGGTTGATGTTGTCCCTGTAGACGAAGCAAGGAGGTGCGCAGCGTGGCCTACGACGACATGTTGACTGGTGTCAACGAAAAACTTGCAAAAACCGTTGCCCACTTCGCGGCCATTGATGGCTACGCGAAAAGCATTTCCGAAATCGTCAACGGAAAACTGAAGCAAGGACTCGGCAACCTTTCCGGGATTGGCGGTGGCGGCGGTTCTGGTGGCGGTTCTGGTGGCGGCGGCAACATCATGTCCACGTCTTTGGGTCACGTTCCCGAGTCGAGCGGCGATCGAATCAACGCAAGTACAAGTGGCGCTCCCATGGGAAATGGCAATGCAAACTTCACTGGAGGTGACCCGGAGTCAAGTGGCAGTCCCAGCCCGTCAGGTCGCCAAAATCCAAACTTTGGTCGCGGAAGTCAAAATGTAGTTGTTGGTTTAGGACTAGGGTCCTTCAATAGTGCCGGCACCAGCGGTGATGGCGTGTCTGGCAGCGGTGGTGGCGGAGACACCAACTACAACAACCCTAAAGGATCACTACAAAAAGCAGCCGAGAACGCGCCACCGGGCGTCGGCAACGCTGCCAAGGCGGCTCTTGCAGTAGCGAGTGTTGCTTGGACCAGTACTCCGGGTCTCCAAGACGCGATCGCCAATCAGCAAAACCTTTTCCCTGTCTCCTTTGCGATGCAAGGCGGTTATGCAGGTGGCGGCAGCGATCTAGACGTTAATCGAAGAATTACGGACGCTGTCAACAACGGATCCTCTGGGATTTTTGACCCTGTTGCTGCGGCCGCCGGCATGACCAATGCCGGTTTCACAATGAATATGGGTCGGACCGCAGATCGCAACTTAACAACCGCCGGGTTCATGTACCAGATGACGGGGATGAGCAACATGGCTTCCGTTCAGGGATCCATGGCGATGACACAAGGAAAAACTGGTATCTCCAACAAACTTATGAGTATCGGTATTAGCACGGTCGGTTCCAACGGAGACCCGAAAGACATCGGCCGCATTGTTGACCAGTTGTGGGACCGATGGTACCCGGGAGGGAAAAAAGTAACCGAGGAGCAATTTGATCGTGATCTTGCGATGGGATTTCTTGGTTCCAACTTAAGAGAACTTTTTGGTGATGAGACACCACTGTACGCGCAAGCCGTACAGATGCTGCGACTCAAAGCAAAAGAAGGTGGCCGAAAAGGTATAACCGCTGGTCTCAGGGGCGGGGAGAACTCTGCCATTGCTGTGGCGCAGAAGCACGGACTAACTCAGTATTCCTCCCCGATGGCCATGATGGGTGACCTCAACACTGCGCAAGGTAACTTGCTGGCTAAATCCACAGCCGGGATGATGGCGCAAGCCGTAAACACCACTAACACCGAAGTTACGGCGACTCAAGGTTTAACGATTGCCACGAATGATGCGACCGTCAGTCTCAAGGCGCTTGCTCAAGCGGTAGACGCAATGCCAATTCAAGGCAGCCTCGCAAATTTACTGGTACTGGCTGCGGCTGCTGCTAACCCCCTCCTGCAGGGTGGCGCTCCCCCAATGGCACCTAATTTGGGGACTCGACCAAACAACAATGCGACCGGTGGCCACATTGATGGCCCCGGAACCAGCACATCGGACAGCATCCCCGTCAACTTAAGCAAAGGTGAGTTCGTCATCAATGCGCGGGCCGCCAATAAAATCGGTAAAAAGACCCTTGGGGCGCTCAATGCAACGGGTCACACGTTTGGGTCGGGATATGCGAGCCCCGCTCAAATGCTGGCATCCGGCGGCGAGGTAGTCCAATACGCACGACAATTTGTTGGCAAAGTTGACTACATAGACTCGTCCACACTTCCGGGAGGCCAAGGAAGTGCTAGCCCAAAAAACGGATGGGACTGCTCCACATTCACCAAGTACGTGTACAGAAAATTCGGAAAAGATTTGGTCCCTTACTCAGACAGCCAGACAAGTGCCGGCACCGACGTGCTGCAGCGCAATCAAAACGGTTCCGTAGATTCCAGCAACTGGGAGCCGGGTGACCTTATTGTCTACGCCAACATGGGAGGGGACAAGAACCGAGATACCGGGGGTCATGTCGGAATTTACAGCGGAAACGGCAAGCAAATCCACGCCGCCAACTCCGACGACGACACCATTGAGTCATCAATATCTCAGTACTACAAAAACAAGGTACTCGCGGTTCGTCGTTTTACTTTCGGCAAACTGGAAGGCCCTAAAGGATCCTACAATCTTTCCACCGGTTCCGACGGTCCCGTCTATGACACAGGTTTTGACATGGAAGCACACGGTGGGAGACAGTTGGTGGACTTGATGACTGCGATCGGGATCAACGACCCACAAAAAAAGGAGGCAGCCTACGAAGCCATGAAGTCCTCTATGGGCAATGCGCTTATGCAATGGGCCCAGACCAACAATGGGGGGGTCAGTAAAAAGAAGAATGCTCCTTACGACTGGTTCGGTATGGCAGGCCAAGGTATTTCGTCATCCGCTACCGGTATTAATGCCAATGCTTTGGCATCGGGGACTACAACAGCATCCAATGCATCCGGGGACTTGAGTCCCGGAGAAACCGGTGGCGTGGGCAGATACAAAATGCCCAAGGGCGGTCTGTACAAACTTCTCAGCGACGTGGGTTTCAAGGGAATCCATCACAGAGAAGCGTGGGCTGTTGCCATGAAAGAGGGCAACCAAACCAACAAAAGGTTCATCCAAGGAAAAGATGACTCCTTCGGTATTTTTCAGATCAACATGCTGGGTGGCTTAGAAGCAGAAAGAGATAAAAAGTTTAAGCAGTACGTTCCGGGATACACCGATAAGAACAGTCTTTTCGACCCCGTAATTAATGCGAAAGCCGCCGCATATATGTCACAGAAGGGAAAGGACTGGTCGGCATGGGGAAATCCCCGAGAGGGTCGCGCGGGCGGCTTTTATGAGCAGTACGGGCGCCAGTTCGTAAGTGCATCCCATGGTCTTGAGAGGGTCCCCAATGACGGCACGTACAACCTGCATGCAGGAGAGACCGTGGTCCCAGCGTCGCTGGCGCAGGATTTCCGAGAAGCCTTACGGGAATCCATGGGAGGAAAGGGAAGCAAGGCTCCCGTAACTATCAACTTGAACATCAATAAAGCATCCGATGCGGAAGCAGAACGGTTCGCCAGAAAGGTAATGAGCATCATGGATACCGATAACCGTATGAAGATGATGAGGACCGCGTGAACACATCAGATGTAACGAGCATAGGGTCGCGTCCATTGTTGCCCACCTCCGGCCATATTTTCCGTCCAGAGTCCAAAGATGTTTTGTACACAAAACTTTTGAGTTCTCTTAGGTTCTCTCCGAGGGCACAACCACGGATATACGACACAAGCCTCTACGAGTTCCCCGGCGACAGGACCTATTCCCGGAACACGTCGTCAAGAAGGGATCACTAAATGCCGCCACCACCTGTAGATCAATCAGACAAAACTCTTTTTTTTAACGCCCCCGCCCTAGCCCTAACAGATAATCGACGAACCCTCGGCAACGACCTACAGACGCACTCCGTAAGTACCGGAATCTGGAAGCCGATTGGCGAGCGCGCGGGTGACTTACTGGTCAACTCCAGAAGTAGTATCCTCACCCGGAAGGCGTGGTTCGCTCCCGACACGACCTAC